GTGTTTATACTGTACAAGCGATCAAACGAGCCCCGGATTTCAACACACACAGTCCGGCGTTTCAAAATCTGAAAATCGGACAATCCGGAAACCCGACAAAGCCAGAGGGGCAAGAATGGGGGTCAGGGGGGAAATGCGGATGATTGAGCGAGCAATCAAAAACCGCTGGCTAACTAACGATCTGAAAACTGATGCACTCGCAGCAATCAAGCGTGGATTGAATTGCGGTGACGATCGGGCCGAACAAACGGCTGTCAGAAATCTGATCGCGATGGAAGCACAAAACCAAAAAGATGAGCACAAGGTGATTGATGTTCGTGTTCAAACCAGACACGATGAACTGGCTGGAATCGCTGCCGACCTCGGAATTGAAGTCGGTGCTATCGAAGATGCCGCGCGACAAGCAGATTGCGGCATTGGCGGAATTGAAAGCCAGAGCGTTCAAGCAGTGGAGCGGCGGCGATGACAGATCCGAAGACGCCACCCGCAAACGTGCCAAGAGGTCCGAGTCCGCTCGAATCGATATTCCGCAGTGCGTTGACCCTGCAAGACGTCTGCGATGCCTTGCCGATCCGGAACTGTTCCTCCGCACCTACATGCCAAAGAAGTTCACGCAGCCATTCGGCAAGGTCCACAGCCGCATCATTCAAACAATCCATGACAGAGCCACGACTGGCGGCAAGAAAGCCGTAGCAGCCCCACGAGGACGCGGCAAATCAACCATCGTGAAAGGAATGCTGATTTACGCGACGGCTCGTGAGCTGGTTCGCTTCATCGTTCCGATCTGTGCTACAACCAATCTCGCCGGACGCATCTATCGAGACTATCGGAATGAGTGGGGGAACAATGATCTGCTTTATCAGGACTTCCCCGAGATTTGTGCCCCTGTCCGGCATCTCGAAGGGGCTCCGCAGAGAGCAGCTCGCCAACACGTCGACGGGCATTTAACGCACATCAACTGGAGTTCAACAGACTTCCTGCGACTCCCACGAGTGCCAGGCAACGCCAATGACTTTCTGAAGTCACTCGGAAAAGAGTGGTCGCCATTCGGTGGAGTGAAGATGGCCTTCGCTGGCCTTGACGCCGCCTTCCGAGGAATGAACATTGACGACGATCGGCCCGATTGCCTAATCATCGACGACCCGGAAACCCGCGAATCAGCCAAGAGCCTCCAGCAGATCGAAGACCGGATCGAAATCATCGAGAAAGATATCGAAGGTCTGGAAGGCCAGGACAAGCCGCTGGCAATGGTGATGGTCACAACTTTGCAGAACACCTATTGCGTTTCCGCTCAGTTCACCGATCCGGAACAGAAACCAGCATGGGAGGGCGAGCGGTACGGCTGGATTCAGTCGTGGCCGGATCGGTTGGACTTATGGGACGAATACATCGCCCGCAGACGCAAGGCACAGCGAGACGGCGACCGGCACGGAATGGAGGCGGTTGAGTTCTATCTCGCCAACCGCGAAGCAATGCACGCGGGCGTCGTGATGCTTGCTGACAACTTCAAAGAGATCACTTTGAAGGACGGACGGCGGGCGGTTCATTCAGCGATTCAGGAAGCCTACAACAAGATTGCCGACACGAATCTGTCGGCGTTCAAAGCGGAATACCAGAACGATCCTGATCCAGAGGAACAGGCTGAAACATCGACGCTGACGCCAGGGCGAGTTGCTGGCCAGTTGTCAGGATTGCAGCAGGGCGAGATTCCAGACGCTCGGGTGTTCTCATTCGTCGGCATCGATATCGGCAAATACAAATCACACTGGGTCAAACTGTCCTGCACTCGTGAGCTTGTGTCGTGGATCACAGACTATGGAGTAGTTGAAACTCATGGCCTGTCGAAATTCTCCAGCGAGCAGGCGATTGAACTGGCCATCCTTGAAAGCCTGAAGCAATTCGCTGACGGCGACGTGTTTGCGGATGCGCAGCCCCTGCTCGTGCTGGTCGACTCGGGAGACTTCTCAGAATCGATTTACGAGTTCTGCCATCAGATGGGAGCCCCGTTCTATCCGTCGAAGGGATGGTCGATGGATCGTTTTCGGCAGAAGAAGCAAACCGAAGACTATGAGCCATTCCTACAGGCTTACGCACACAAGACGGCCGACAGCAAGCGGCGCGAAATGTGGCTTTACAACGTGAACACGGAGTTCTGGAAAAAATGGGGGCAGGATCGATTCTTGGTTGATGCCTTCATGGACCAAACGCGACTGGCCGGCAGTGTCGCCCTGTTCGATCCGCCGCACGCTGACATGAAATTTCACCTGCAGTTTGCCCGCCACATGGTGAGCGAATCAGAACAACTCGTGCCGGTCGATGGCAAGGTCAATAAGCGGCAATGGATCGTCCACGACAAGAATAACAACCACTGGCTGGACGCTTACGCTCTGGCATGTGCTGCGGCCGGATGCACTGGGTTAAGGCTTGTGGCCCCAGAACCAGAACCGATCAAGCAGGTGCAGAAGTCAGAACCGAAACCACGGCTCGTGAATCCTCATGGGCAACCATTCCTTGCAACGGAGAGATGATAATGGCGAAACCGCTTCCACGAATTGACGGCACCGAAGTCAGTGAACAGCCTCGGCAACCAGTCGCGACAAAGCTGGAGAATCCTCCGGCGTGTGAGGGCTACATTCCGCGCAACGTCGATGTGAGAATGAGCCGCGCTCAAGCTCGCATTCTCCGCGACAAGCTGCGAACGCTGGAAGACAGCGGGGCAAAGACTGCAGACGGCAAGCCGGTGAACAATCGGGCGCAGGCTGTTCGGTGGATTTTGGAAAACATCGTCGACTGATAATCTGATTATCCGCTACATATTTCACGAATCACATTTCGTGCTATCGTCCGTGCATGGTAATCGCGGACATCGAAACCGATTTACTCAACTACGCCGATTTTGAAGAAGTCGGCAGCGTTGCCCGTGCGCGTTCATTTGCTACGGCTGCAAATCGCTGGTTGATTCTTCGGGCAGAGTCTGCGAGCAACCAAAGCAGCTCTTTGTCAATCGGCAAGAATTACGTCGAGTCGATGCTCAAGCGGGCACGCGACTACATCGCAGCAAACGCGACAACGACGGCAGGCGGATCAAGCTCAGTTCGATTCCTCGGAGCGGGGACGAACTTCAGATGACCGCGAAGCCCAACAACATCCAGTCTGCATTTGCTGACATTCGGGCAGACTACGACGCCACGCGGCACAGTCGCTTTGTTCGACGACGCACGGGCGTTGCCACGATGGGCAGCGGTCCTGACTATCACTTTCGAACCGAGTCGAAGTATTACGAGCTAATCGAACAAGCTCGAGACATGGATCGCAATGACGCACTTGTCGGCATTCTGGCTGATCGTCGCGTTGATAACATCGTTCAAAGTGGATTCACGCTTGACCCTAAGACTGGCGACAAGGGGCTAGACAATGCACTGTGGCAATGGTGGGAGGATGTTTCGACTGACCCCGATCAATGCGACATCGCTGGTGAGCTTACTTGGAAGGAAATCGAGCGTCAGGCTTGCCGCAGCGAATCGGTTGACGGCGATATTGTTGTTACCGGAACCGAGGAAGGGCCGTTTCAGCTTCTGGAATCACATTTGATTCGCACGAAGTCGAAGGTCGAAGACACGTTCCTTGGAGTCACGACGAATCGAGTCGGGCGTCGCGAGCAATACCACGTTGCGGAAGAGTTGAGCGAGTTTGGCCAGTTTGGCGAATGCACTCCGATTGATGTCCGCAATGAAGACGGTATCCGGCAGGTCTTTCATGTCTACAACCCGAAGCGAGTCAATCCTACCCGGGGCGTGACTCAGTTGGCCCCGGTGTTTTCAATATCCGGGATGCTGGAGGATATCAACTTCGCGAAGTTGGTTCAGCAGCAAGTTGTCTCCTGCTTCGCGGTGTTCCGCAAGATGGCAGCCGGGGGTAATCGCCTGCCATCTGCCGACAGTGCTTACGGTGACGCAACGGTTGAAACAACTCAGGCCGGAACGCGACAACTCGAAGGCGTATCGCCCGGCATGGAAGTCATCGGCCAGCCAGGGGAAGAACTGCAAGGGTTCAGCCCAAACGTTCCAAACTCAGAATATTTTCAGCAGGTCAAACTGATCCTGCAAATCATCGGCGTCAACTTTGGATTGCCGCTCTGCTTGGTCCTGATGGACGGCAGCGAGACGAACTTTTCCGGATGGCGTGGGGCAGTTGATGAGGCTCGCAAGGGATTCGTTGCCGACCAGCAGAATCTGGTGAGACGCCTGAACCGACCGGCGTACATTTGGAAGTTGTCTCAGCACCTAAAAGAAACAAAAGACGCTGCACTTCGCAAGGCCGCCAGCAAACTCGGTGACGGCATCTTCCGCCACAATTGGAACCTGCCGACGTGGAGCTACATCGAACCAGTTGCGGACGCTCAGGGCGATGCGGAGCAGTTGAAAAATGCGTTGACGTCTCCGCGACGATTGCACGCGGCGCGGGGCAAGGATTGGGAAGAGATCGCAGAAGAGTCAATCGCTGACAATGCGTTCGCCATCCAAAGGGCACAGACGCAAGCTGCTGCGATTAACGCAGAGTTTCCGAATGGACCACAGATCACTTGGCGGGATCTGATCGCGTTGCCGATGCCTGCCGGAACGACAATGGCGATGCAGGATCCAGCGGCGATCGCTGTGCAGGAGAAGACGGCAGAGCAGCTACCAGAAAAACCGAAATCAGCGGCTAAACGCAAGGCGAAAGCCAAGGTGACAGCATGACAAAAACAATTCGAATCGATGGGGTCATTGGAACCGGAGACGGTGAAATCTCCGCAGCGATGGTTCGTGAGCAATTGCCAGAAAACGGCACGGAACCAATTGCGGTAAAGATTCACAGCGAGGGCGGATCTGTCTTTGAAGGGTTTGCAATTCATGACGCATTCGCCGCGTATCAGGGGCCGAAGTCGCTTTCAATTGAGTCGTCAGCGTTTTCAATTGCTTCCTTTATCGCCTGTGCATTTGATGACGTGGAGATCAGCAGCAACGGCTACATGATGCTCCACAACCCCTACGCACAGGTCGAAGGCGACGACGAGGACTTCGCACGCCAGTCCGAGATGCTGGGCAAGCTCAAGTCGTCAATGGTGTCTGCCTACGCTCAGCGATCCGGAAAGAGCGAAGACGAAATCAAGGCCATCCTGAAAAACGAGACATACCTGAACGCTCAGCAGGCCGTTGAGATGGGACTGGCGAAACGAATTGCCGGACAGCCTGTCATCGGGCGAGCGTTTGCGAAAGTTAAAACCATGCCGCACGGAGTTGTTGCTGCTCTATTCGGAGCAGGCTCGGACGGCGAGAACCGCGAGACAGAAGGAAAACCAATGTCTACCGCACCAGTCGCCGCCACGATTCAAGAGATCAAAGCGGCATACCCGAAGGCCAAGTCAGATTTTATCGTGAAGTGCCTTGAACGGTCACTGCCGATGGCATCTGTGGCTTCAGCCGCTGCCGAGGAAATGATGAGCGAAAACGAAGACCTGAAAAAGCAGGTCTCCGCAATGCAGGAAGAACTCGCCAAGTACAAAGCAATGGACGAAGAAAAAGCCAAGGCGATGGAAAGCGAAGAAGACGAAGAAGAAGAGCCAGCGATGGC